TCAGCTCTTTACAATATTAGGTCAGCACAACAGAGAGCAGTGTGGATGAGACAGAATGATCCTGCGACTATGGTCAGTTATAAAAAGAACGCTGGCAAATCTAGAAGTGACCACCTTAATAGTAATCTAGCTGCGATGCAACAAGTGGTAAAAAACTTGGAATCTAGAGTTAAAATAAAAAATCAATCGTTACATTTGACATTTGAAATGTTACAGATAGTAGTGGAGATAGTTAAGACTCAGTCAACAAATAAGAACACTGTAATTAATCTTTGTGACAATAACAAAGAGTTATTAGATCTGTTAAAGAAAGAAAATTCAGTTGCTCTTGATTATAAGAACGCTCAGTGTAAGATTGACTTTACGCGATTTGGTTATAGTAAACTAAATGGACTTCTTAAGAAAAACGGATACACTAACTGGAAACAGTTTGTAAAAGAAATCGATCAGTTTAACCACAAAGTAGTAAAAATAGAAGTAGTGTCTAATCGAGATACAGGAACTATTACTATAGACGGCACTGAAAAATGGCACAACTATCACACGTTTGCTATTGAAAGTGGTATCTTTGTTAAAAATTCAATAAATGAAGATTACTTCTTTCCGCAGACAGCAGAAGGTCGCGGATCTAAAGTTGAAACACTTCCGGGTGGTACTAACCTAGGTGAAATTGATGACCTTAGATATTTTACCAATAAGCTAGTACGTGGATTGCGTATTCCAAGTTCTTACTTACCAACTGGAGCAGATGATTCATCTAGCAGTTATAATGACGGTCGTGTCGGAACAGCATACATTCAAGAACTACGCTTTAATACTTACTGCGAACGGTTGCAAGGCTTAATTGTAGAAGAATTTAATCAAGAGTTTAAACGTTACTTGTTAGAAAAAGGCGTAAACATTGATACTGCAATGTTTGATCTAGAGTTTGAAACACCACAAAACTTTGCAAGCTATCGTCAAGCAGAACTTGATAATGCTCGTGTACCAACATATACACAAATGAGTGCTATACCATATGTTTCAAATCGCTTTGCTATGAAACGCTTCTTAGGTATGAGCGAAGAAGAGATTGCAGAAAACGAGCGTCTATGGAAAGAAGAAAACGACGAAACTATCAATACCGGTGGTGAAGACGCAAGTTCAGAAATGCGTACAGCAGGTATTAGCAGTGCAGGTATTAGTGCAGATATTGATGGTGCAGAAGATATTGCGCCAGAAGGCGGCGAACCAGAAATAGGCGCAGAAGCAACTCCTCCAGACACAGCAACGGGCGCAGCACCAGGAGCTGCTGCTCCAGGCGCAACAGCACAAACGATATAAATACAATATGATATTACGCGAGCTATTTTATTTTGATAAAGAAACAATCGAGCCTACTGAGGATGATCGATATGATCCTCAGTACGACGACAGTGTTGTTAAAATGGATGATACACGCAAAACACGTCTTACCCTACGCCAAATCAACCGTGCAAGGAAAGCAAGTGAGCTACATACAACTGAGAAAGCTGGCGAATTAGATTTCGTTAGACAGATGTATGGAATAGCAGCACAAGCAGCCGCAGCCGGAGTGTAATGGCAAAAATAGACAAAACTCAATATACAAAACAACAATACAAGATACTTAAAACTGCTGCAAAAGCAGATAAGTTAGTTGTTTCTGAAATAGAAAATGTTGAATCAATGCCTATGATAGAATCAAATACTGCATTTGTACTAGGTAACGGAACTAGCAGAGCAAGTGTAAAATCTCAAGAATTAAAAACGTTTGGTAAAGTATATGGTTGCAATGCGCTTTATAGAACATTTGACCCTGATTACTTAATTGCAGTTGATGTTAAAATGGTACTTGAAATAAACAAAGCGGGGTATCAACGTAAAAATACTGTATGGACTAATCCCAATAAAAGTTATCAAAAAATGTCAAACCTAAACTTCTTTCAACCTAGCAAAGGGTGGAGTAGTGGGCCTACAGCGCTATGGCTAGCTAGCCAACACGGTTATGAAAAAATCTTTATATTGGGGTTTGACTATAAAGGGTTAGATGAGGGTAAAAAACTTAATAACATGTATTCTGACACTGTAAACTATAAAAAATCAACAGAAGGTGCAACATTCTTTGGTAATTGGCTAAGACAAACAGTAAGTGTAATAAAAGATAATCCTAAAATTAATTTTATAAGAGTAATAGCATCAGATAACTACATTCCAGAAGAGCTAAATAAATTTGTAAATGTAGAACATATTACAACAGATACATTTAAAAAAATATACTCTCTCTCTTAAATGGCTCGTTTTGAGCCCATTATTGCATCATATTCCTTATAAACAGTAAATACAAATGACAGCCTTACCATAGGTATAACATTTATTAGGAGAATAAAAATGGCAGATCGTAACAAATTTGAAGAAATGCTTGAGCGTCTTGTAAACGAAGACCGCGCAGGTGCAGAAGAACTATTCCACGAGATTGTAGTTGAAAAATCACGTGACATTTATGAATCACTACTAGAATCAGATCTAGAAGATGAAGATGACGAAGAAGTTGATGAAACAACTGATGAAGAAGTTGATGAGTCAGACGACGAAGAAGTTGATGAGTCAGAAGATGACGAAGAACTAGACGAAGACTTTAACCTAGACGAATTTGAAGTTGAAGCAGACCCAATGGCAGACATGATGGGCGGCGACAAAACTGACGACATGATGGGCGATATGAAAATGAGCTCCGATGACGACAGTGACGATGGTGAAGAAGGTACTGACGAGCGTATCAATGATTTAGAAGATGCTTTAGAAGAACTAAAAGCAGAATTTGAAAAAATGATGTCCGGTGAAGAAGGCGAACCAGAAATGGACGACGACGAAATGGATATGGACGACGAAGAAGCCGATGACGAAATGGACATGGACGACGAAGAGCCAGAAGAAGAGTCATTCCAAGCAACAATTACCCCACTAGAATCAAAAGTAGCTAAATCAGCAGGCGAGCAAATGCGCGAGTATGTTGAAAAAGTAAGTGCTACAATGGGCGACAACGGTGTAAACACAACGTCAACTCTAGCTAAGCCAAACAACATGGGCGGAACAACTGCTAATATCGCAAAAGGCGGAACAGCAGATACTAAAGGAACAGCTGGCGGTTTAGCAAGTAACAAACCACAAGCAATGAATACCAAGAACGTAAACGTTGTTGGTGCAAATGGCGCGACAAAAATGTCAAGCCAACCTGGTCACGGCGCTGAGAAAAAGGGCAAGCCAGAGACTGCTGCTAATACCAAAAGTACTATCGGCAAGTAAGTAGGGAAATCTAGATGAAAAACTTACGAGAACACCTAAGTTTCGACCAAGCGAAGATAATCGTTGAGTCTGCTAACGAAGGAAAAGACTTGTTCATGAAAGGAATCATGATACAAGGCGGAGTACGCAACGCTAACCAGCGTGTGTATCCTGTAAATGAAATTGGCAGGGCTGTCAAAACTCTCAGCGAACAAATCGAGGGTGGATACAGTGTGCTCGGAGAAGTTGATCATCCAGAAGGACTTAATATTAACCTAGATCGCGTAAGCCATATGATCAGCGAATGCTGGATGGATGGCCCAAACGGTTATGGGAAATTAAAGATACTACCAACACCTATGGGTAACCTAGTTAAAACAATGCTGGAAAGCGGAGTTAAACTAGGAGTCTCATCAAGAGGTTCAGGTAATGTTAGTGAAGACGGTAGCGGCAACGTTAGCGACTTTGAAATTATAACAGTGGACGTTGTGGCACAGCCTAGCGCCCCTGGAGCATATCCTACTGCAATCTATGAGCATCTTATGAACGCTCGTGGAGGAATGAAGGCGTATGAACTGGCACAGGCAACAAAACACGACACCAAGGCACAGAAGTACTTAAAAGAATCGCTGATTAATATAATCAGTCGACTCCAATAAAAGGAGAACAAAATATGTTGGAAGCACTTAAAACACTTTTCGAAAACGATGTAGTTTCTGAGGAAGTACGTGCAGATATCGAAGGCGCATGGAATGCAAAGATTCAAGAAAACAAGATGCAGGCAACTGCTGAGTTACGTGAAGAATTTGCAAAGAAATACGAGCACGACAAGTCAA